AGTTGAATTAACAGTACGCCTAACAACCATATCTAATATATCAATTACATTAGAATTTAAAGAATAACTACTTGTTCCTTCTGTAACAGTTTGCGTTGCTTGCTCTATTGTCCATTGGTTTAAACCGCGATTAGCCCACTCAGCTAACATTAAATTGATTGATCTTCTAGCTGTTTTTAGGTCATAACCAGTTCTAAGTTCTAGGCCGCATCTTTCAAATGCTTCCTCTACAAACTCAGCTACGTTCGGCTCAAAATCTGTACTGCTTGACGTTGCCATTATTCATCCTCTGCATATAAGTTGTCAAAAATTTTATTTACATCTAGGGTATAGTCTAAATCAGATTTAGAATAGTGTATATGGGCAGATGGTCTAAAGTCTGGAGCGCCGTTACCTGTTTCAAACCAAGCTGGATGCGTTACCCTAACTCTATTGTTAGGCAAAGCAACAATATTACCTGTCCATTTGCCTGCATCTAACAATTCTAATACATGACTTTGTTTATGTTGAGCGGGATCATCTGCTATTTCATTTTCAGCATAATCAACTGTAAACATATATTTAGCTGGAAAAAATTTACCATCTATTTTTGCCATCCAAGGACAAGGTGTGGCTCTGTCAATTACATAAACTGCATGTGTATGCGAAGAACAATCCCAGGGTTGAGCATCATGGACAGCCATTGGTTCTGGCCATTCTTCAAAAGGCGTGTCTCCTACCAAAGCTGTTATGGGCATTCTTGCCCACATAGCCCCGCCATGAATCGTGTCTTCTGGTTCGCCTTCTGCTTCTATGCCTGTAAAAATCATTTGAAAACTTAAACACCTGCAAGGCATAGTCGTAACGCCAACCGCCATAGCGTGCAAAAATTCACCATGATATTTGCCGTGGTTATGGGTGTACTCTCTCCTTACCCAGCATTTAAAATGGGGTATATTGCTATACAAATAAGGCACTATTTACTTGCCTTTCCGCCCTTTTTGTACCCCTTTGATCATTTGGCCGCCGTTACGCATACCTTTGGTTTTTTTCTTTTCTGCAACTCCGCCATATTGCATTTTTACGCCTTTTTTCGCAGGTTTTTTAGACTTTCCACCATTTGCATACATTTTGCTAGTTTTTCTAAACATTATTACTCCTAATATTCTTTAGTTTTTTTTCTTCGATTGTTCATTACTTTACCACATCCTCTTGCAATATAAATCTTTACAGCTCCGCCGTTGGATTTTTTAACTCTGCCGTCTTTCCAACTAATTCTTTTAGAACTTGTTTTCTTTTTTGCCGCTGATGTGCATTGAGCCATAGTTGGTCTACATGCGGGATAGCTTTTTCTTTTTTCACCTTTTTTACGTCCACAAGGCTTTCCTGTTTTACAATCAACCCAACCTTTACCTTTGTTTTGACCAAACCATTCTTTTAAACCATTAGCCATTATCTCAGCCTATTTTTTAAAACTGCGCCTTGGCCTCTAATAGAAACTAGTCCACCATGAGATTTTTTAACTTTGCTTTTGTTACCCCAGTTTTTAGCACCTACTTTACGGCACTTAACTAAAGCCCCACTAGCATATGCTGAAGGCCAAACTTTATATCTAGATTTTACTTTGCTATAACAAGCGTCTTTTTTAGATTTTTTCTTTGTTGCCATTTAACATTTCCACCTTCGTCTTGCTTGACGTATTCTTGAATTAGGGTTGTTTCTAGTTTTGGCTGAACTTCGTTTTAGTTGACCAAGAGATCTAGCGCAATATGATTTACGCCTTTTTGCTGCTTTGCTACCTCTTTTTACTTTACCTGTTACGGCTGTTTTAAGTTTAGATCCAGGATTAGCTTTACGATAGGCTCTTACACCTTTCGCAGTCATCCCTGCGCCTTTTTTTGTAGGCCTATAGTTAGCTTTTTTACCCTTGGTAGTTCTGCGAATTGGCTTTGCCGCTTTGCGAGCCATTCATTAATAGGTTTTATTTAAAACCAATACTATTGAATAAGTGTCACCACTAGAATGTCCAACGGTTGTTAGATCAATATCTCCAGTAATACCACTACCAGCGTTATTAGGAATGCCACCAAATAAGTCATAATACTCATCTCCTGTAGAGTCAGCAGGTAAACCTGTTAACAAAACATTAGTTGAAGCATCAAACTCAAGGTTAACTGCCATTCCTCTTGTAGCCCAATAAATTCGAGCAACTGAAACTCTAGTACAAGCTTCGCCCAAGTTATTAGCGTTTAAAGCTGATACATCAACTTTTTTTACCGCACTTTCGCCTGAACCGTCAGAAACGTTAGTAAATTTCAAGACGGCAATTTTCTCACCGTCTTGAATTGTTTGAGATGTGACTACATCAGCCATATATTACTCCTTAACTGTCAGTAAATGGGGTAACTAATGTTCCATCGCCCATTAGGAATGCTTCAACAAACCATGTTGTTGTATTAACTCCTGTAAGTCTAATGAATCCACCTGTTAGCCATCCTTGCTCTACTGCACCTAAATCAATAACATCGTTTGAAGCCGCTGGATGAAAGTTATCTGTTTCACCAATTTCTCCTGTATCAAAAACAAAAGCAGTCCCTAAGAAACCATCTGTTCCATCAGTAGTAGCAGTTTTAATTTGTCCTGCGCTTGTAAAAGTTGTTTCTACAAGAAAAGTGTAATGAACGCCTGCTGCTGGAGTTGGTAAAGTAACTACAATCCCATCGGCTTTGTTAAAACCATAAACAGTACCAGAATCTGCTGCTGTTAAAGTTTTTGTAGCCGTTGTAATAGATTCATAGTCTTTTACAAAGTTAGTAGCACCAGTCATTTTCATAGTACCTGTACCACTTACGTTACCGCTTGCGTCAATATCAAAATTTGTTGTTTCTGCGCCCGTTCCTGCTGTTACAGTAATTTGCTCAAAACCATTTTCGGACCTGACTGGTCCATTAAAAGTTGAATTTGCCATAATTTCCTCCGTGGAAATAAGTTCTACTGTCTCGGCTTGTCTGCTAGGTCAGTCTGTAGAACAAGTTAATAAATCCTAGTCTTTTGATTGTATATGAATG